GTATGTCGAATTTGTGCGTTGCAATCCAAATAAAAGTAATGTTTACAATTTGACATCGCGGCCCGTAACGCATTGATCGGCCCTTAACAGGATACCCGAGTTGAGATGAAAGTGCGGATACCCGTAGCAAACCGAAACTCAACTTAGGACTGTTAAAATGGCTAATACAATTGACCAAGCCTTTATCAAGCAGTTTGAGACTGAAGTTCACATGGCTTATCAGCGTATGGGTTCCAAGCTACGGAACACTATTCGCTCAACGAATGTGACAGGCTCAACAGCTCGATTCCAAAAGATCGGCACAGGTGCCGCATCAACTAAATCACGTAACGGTGACGTTACAACAATGGAACTAGCACACACCAATGTCGAAGTGACTATGGCTGACTACTATGCAGCTGAGTACATCGACAAGCTAGACGAATTGAAGATCAACATCAATGAACGTCAAGCTGTTGCTCAATCTGCTGCTGCTGCTCTAGGTCGTCAAACAGACGCGCTTATCGTTGCTGCAATGGACGCTGGTGCAAATGCTACTGCAATTGCTGATGCAACTGGTGCATTGGTTAAAGCAGACTTGCTAACATTGTTTGAAACATTTGGTACTGCTGATATTCCAGAAGATGGACAGCGTTACCTAGCAATGTCACCTGCTGGCTTTGCTGACTTGTTTAACATTAACGAGTTTGCATCATCAGACTATGTAGGCCCACAAAACCTACCGTTTGCTGGCGGCATGACAATGAAAGAGTTCTTGGGCTTCAAGATCTTCTCAACGTCTGCTGTAGCTGGTGGTAAAAACTTTGCCTACCATACAACTGCGGTTGGTATTGGTATTAACTCTGACGTACAGACAGAGGTAAACTATGTACCACAGAAAGTTGCACACCTAGCAACATCAATGATGTCAATGGGTTCAGTTGCTATTGACGCAAACGGCATCTATGAAGTTCTAGATAACAACTAAGGAGATTAGACTATGGCTTATAACTCAGCTAATCTATCTCGTGTTGCTGGTGCGTCTGGCTTCTCAATGTGGCACTATACTACAGCGGATGCCATTGCAGATGTTAATACAGTAGGTTACTTCAACGATGCGGCTGGCATGATTAAAGTAAACGATTACATGATTATCGTTACTTCAACTGGCGGCACACCTGTTGTTTCTCATGCGTATTGCAACTCAAATACTGGGTCTGTTGTGGACATTGTAAATGGTGTTGCAATTACAAATACTGACACAGACTAATGGTTGGGGGCTACGGCCCCCTTTCATATAAGAGGTTAATATGGCTCTAAGTACACCCGCAAATAGTGCAATCGACATTTGTAGTCGCGCTCTGATCTTGATTGGTGCAGAGCCAATTACTTCTTTTGAGGATGATACATCTGAGGCTTTGATTGCTGGTAATATGTATGAAGACATTGCCCGATCAAACTTAGTATCTACTCGCTGGCGTTTTGCTAGCAACCAAGCTGTTTTGAATAGAATATCTGAAGAGCCAACTGGTCGTTATGATGCGGCTTATCAGTTGCCATCAGGTGTTTTGTTTACACACGCAGTGACAGTCAATGATTTCCAGATTGAGTATAATATTTATGGAAACAAGATCTACTGCGATGCTTCTCCAAACGATCAGTTAGTGGCTGACTATACTTATCGTGCAGAAGAAAACGACTGGCCCTCTTATTTCTCAGTATGTGTAGAGTATGCAATGGCAACTGTCTTTGCGACTGCGCTTGCTCGAGATCAATCTTTATCAGTTATGATGGGAAGTCAGTATGATCGCTTAATTGCCAAAGCTAGATCTATTGATTCACAGCAACAAACAACTCGTAAGCTAACAACCTCTAGGTTTATAACTAACAGGCGTAGTTAATGCAGAAAGCTCGAATCCCATTAACAAACTTTCAGTATGGTGAGATTAGTCCGTCCCTGACTTCAAGGACGGATTCTGCTATTTACAACTCTTCTGCTCAAAGCCTGAAGAACTTCTTTCTAAGATCTGAGGGTGGGGTTTTAAAGCGTGGTGGATTTCAAGCACTACATACATTTTCAACTGTAACTTATGACAGCACAATCAAACAACAAATTCGGATTATACCGTTTACCTTTTCTGACGATGAACAGTATGTTGTTGCTTTGTCTGAATCCCGCGCTGATATTTTCTTTATAGATCCTGTTACTGGTGACTTGTCATTAGCAACTAGCCTTACAACAGACATTGATTCACAGGCTTTGCCTTGGGTTGAGGAATATCTTCACGAAATAACCTTTGCGCAGGGCGGCGACATTTTATTTTTATGTCATGCTACGTTCTTGCCAAGGCAGCTTATCCGTACTGGCTTGAATAGCTTTCAGGTAGAAGACTTTGAGTTTCAGGTTCAGCCTGGGGGCGCACGTATTTATCAGCCCTATTACTCGTTTCAGTCTACTGGAACTACGTTAGATCCGTCTGCGACCACTGGCCTAAACATAACGATTACTACAAGTAATGATTATTTTGATACGACTGGCCCACAAACAGCGGGTAGTTATCTTCAATCTAAGCACATTGGCACAACTATTCGCTACCATGATTCTGAGATTTACATTACATCTGTTCAGTCTGCTACTCAGGCAACTGGTGATGTAGCTGAAGAACTGTTTGTTGAGTTGGATGCTAACGCTATTCGTACGGTTGATGGCAGTTCTAATATTGAAATTACGCATGCAAATCACGGTATGGTTCAAAATGATAGCATTACCATTCGGAATGCATCTGCGGTTGGTGGTATTAATGCAAGCCAAATTAATGGAACAAGAACTATTACAAAGGTTCTTGATGAAAACAGATATGTTGTAGTTGCTGGCGCGGCTGCTAATGCATCTGAAGATGGTGGTGGCAATATTGAGATTGTTACCCATGCTCCAACAGAGCAATGGTTTGAGCAATCATACTCTAATCTTAGAGGCTTTCCTGCTGCCGTTGGCTTCCATGAGGGCCGCCTTTGGTTTGGTGGTACGCTATCACAACCAGATACAGTTTGGGCAAGTAAGTCTGGCTTATATTATAACTTTGATATTGGCGAAGCTAACCCTGACGATAGCATTGAATTAGTTATGAGTATTGGTGAGGTATCTACTATACGTCACTTTGTCTCTAACCGTGACATTCATATCTTTACTGCAAGTTCTGAGTTCTACATCCCTACATTCCAAAATGAACCAATTACTCCTACAAATGCTAGGGTTAAGCGTCAGACTTCTTTTGGTAGTAGTTATGCCAGACCGCAGCCGTTCTATGGTGCGACAATTTTTACGCAATATAATGGCAAGACGGTAAGGCAGTTTGTTTATAGCGATGCTGAGAATGCGTATAAGGCAGATCCTATTTCATTGCTTGCTTCTCATTTGATTACTAATCCAGTTCAGTCATGTGTGACTGGCGGTGAGATTGGTGAGTCTGATGCTTCTGTGTTTTTCCAAAATGAAAACGGAAAGATGTCTGTTTACAATCTAAATAAGGTTGAGGGCATTGCAGGTTGGACAAACTTTGAAACAAATGGAAAGTTTCACTCTGTTACTTCTGTTGGTGATAAACTGTATGCGGTGTGTGTGTTTCCTATTGGAACATCTGGTGCGGATACATTTGTTCTTACTGAGATCAAAGATACTTTGAATCTAGACTGTGCAAATACTTATACTGGCACTGCTGGTGTGTTTGATGTGTCGGACTTCTTTGAGGATGGTGTGGAATTAGATGTTGTTAGTTCTACAGATTATCTTGGTAAGTTTACAGTGGCTTCTGGTGAGATTGATGTAAGTGCTATTGATGCTACGCTTACATCTGCTGAGATTGGTTTTGGCTTTGACATTGAGTTAAAAACTAATCCTATTGATTTGAATACCAGCATTGGCCCCGAGACTGGCCGCCCTCGAACTTTGTCTAGCGTTATTCTTGATCTTAACGATACTCTTTCTGTGTCTGTTAATGACAAGAAGCTGATTATTCGTAAGGTAAACAACGACTTTAGCCAGCCTCGACAGCCTGTGACTGGTAAGAAGGAGTTTTATCTTCTTGGTTATAGCCGAGATCCACAAATTATAATTACCCAAACTGCACCCCTGAAGATGCAGGTTAATGGTATTACAGCGGAGGTATCGTTCTGATGGACCCAGTTACTGGTTTTACATTAGCTATTGGTCTTTTTTCCGCAGGTAGCCAAAAGTCTGCCTCAGACAAAGCTGCTAAAGAAAAAGCAGAAGTTGGCAAGCTGGAAGCGCAGCAGTATGTGTCGGACATGTTTCTTGGCAGAGCGCAAGCAATTGATGCTGGCACTCGCAGACTAGAAGAAGCTGAGTATGCGCGTAGTCAAAACGTAGCAATGTTTTCTGCTATGGGTCGTGATGATAGATCTGTTGATGCATTT